GTATGAAGATGTGTTTATGAGTTCAAGATATCTTGAGGGTGCAATACTAACGTATTTAAAAAAGAAAGAGATTGTAGCACCAAATAAACCAAAAAGACCAAAGGTATTATCAGAAGATAAATTTGTTGGTGCTTATGTACAGGACCCACAGAAAGGAAAACATGATTGGGTATATGATTTAGATATTACTTCTATGTATCCATCGTGTATTATGTCATTGAATATATCACCAGAGACAAAGATAGGTAAAATTATTGGGTGGAATCCTGAAGAGTTTCTATCTAAGAATAATAAAAAAACTTATACGATTGAACAAGATGGTAAAGAGATGGGTAGGTTTACAGAAACAGAGTTAGGTAACTTTTTAGATGGTCGTGATGTTGGTGTTGCTTCTAATGGTGTTATGTACAGAACTGATAAAGATGGACTACTACCAGCTCTGCTTAGAAAGTGGTTTGACGAAAGGGTTGAGTATAGAAAATTATCAAAGAAGTTTCATGAACAAGGTGATAAAGAACAATCTGGTTATTTTGATAGAAGACAATACCTACAAAAGATTTTATTAAACTCGTTATATGGTGTACTAGGGTTATCAGTATTTAGATTTTATGATTTAGATAATGCTGAAGCAGTAACAAAGACAGGTCAATCCCTAATTAAATTTACTAAGAAGATTGCAAACAACTTCTATAATAAAGAACTTGGTGACCAAAAAGATTATTGTATTTATATTGATACTGATTCTGTATTTTATTCTGCAACACCAATTGTTCAGAAAAGATTTCCCGGTTTTGATATCAAAGACGAGGACAAGATGTCAAAAGCTATATTAACTATAGCTGATGAAGTTCAAATATATTTAAATACTGCTTATGATTACTTTGCTAAGAAGTTCTGTAATATAACAAAACATAGATTTGATATTAAACAAGAGGTTATTGCAAAGAGTGGATTGTTTGTAACAAAGAAAAGATACGGACTAAAGATTATCAATGATAATGGTAAGAAAGTAAACAAGATGATGGTCAAAGGATTGGATACAGTTCGTTCTAGTTTCCCTACAGCAATGAGAGATATGTTAAGTAAATTGTTAGAAGATATTCTAATGGATGTACCAAAAGATAAACTAGATAAGTTTATATTAAATTTTAAAAATAGTATGAGATTAATGGATGTAGATAAGATAGCAATACCAACTGGTGTTAAGAATATAAAGAAGTATATTGAAAGGGGTAGAAGACCATTTGCACCATATCAAAAAGGAACACCAGTTCATGTAAAGTCTGCTATTGCATATAATGATTTACTACAACATTACAATCAAGATAAAAGATATGAAAAGATATCTGATGGTAGTAAAGTGAAGTGGGTGTATCTAAAAAATAATAATTTAGGGTTAGACACCGTTGCATACAAAGGATATGAAGACCCGTTAGAAATACTTAACTTTATTAGAGATAATATAAATCCAAGTAAACTTTATAAACAAGCATTGGAGAAAAAAATAATGATGTTTTATGAAGCATTGGGTTGGGATGAACCAACTGATGCTACAAAAACGATAGAAAGATTTTTTTGATTTTGAACAAACTAACTTATATATATGTATATATGGTTATTAAATTAAGGAGTTATAATGAATAAAAAAAGAATAGTTCGTTTTATAGACAAATACTATCTAAGTGGAACTGTCAATTCTGTAATATTAAAAAGTGAGTCAGACAAACTAACCACTAGATTTATATCTGGTGATAAGACTTTGTTAGGTGAGCTTGTTATGGATAAGTCACAGATGGAAGATTGTGAGATAGGTGTTTATAATACAGAACAATTAACAAAACTATTATCAGTTTTAGATGATGATATTAACGTATCTGTTAATAAGGCTGGTGGTAAATCTATTTCACTAAAAGTGTCTGATGCTCATTCTACAATCAACTATATGTTGAGTGATGTTTCAGTAATAAATAAACCACCACAACTAAAACAAGTACCAGAATTTCATTTAGAAATTGATGTGACACCACAATTTATTAGTAAGTTTATTGCTGGTAAAGGTGCTTTATCTGATACAGATAACTTCACAGTAATTACAGATGGAACTGATACTAAGTTGGTTATTGGACATTCTTCAGTAAATACAAACAGAGTAACAATACCAGTTACCACTACAAAATCTAGTAGTATCGAAAACGTATCTTTCAATGCAAACATCTTCAAGGAAGTATTGAGTGCAAACAAAGAATGTGAGAGTGCTAAGTTTGAAGTTAGTGGTGATGGACTATCTCGTATATCTTTTAAGATAGATGATTATGTTTCAACTTATTATTTAGTACCAGTACAAGACGTTGATTAATGTATCTTTCGTATTTTGACAAGTTCTATAATATGAAACCTTATCTCTCAATCGATGAAAAAGAGTGGGAGTATATAAAAGATACATTTGATAAGGAAGATGTGAAGGAGAGTCTAGCTAAGGTAGCAATGACTTATGAAATTCCTTATGCTGAGATGTCTGTAAAAGATGCTCATCGAGATTATCTTAAACTAAAGGGTATGAACCACAACGATGTTTTGGTGAATGGAGAATGGTTTGCTCGTGAAGGTACAGAGTATAGGTATGATTTAACTTTTGAAGGTAAACAACAATACTTCAAAAGAATCAATACTGGTAATAAAGCAAGTAACTACTTTCAACAAGTAAACCGATGGTCAGTAGATGGTTCAGTATCACCAGGTCCTCAGAGAACTTGGGAGTCTGAAAAATTCATGACATCGTTAATGGGTTCAGCATATTCATTAAAGTTACCTAAGATAAATCGTAATGTTTTAAGAACTATGATAGGTTTACGAAAGTATATATGTGCTCAGTTTAAACCTAATGTTGCAAAAGTATTATATGATAAGTTAGGTAGATTGGCTGGGTTCTATGCAAGTGAAACATCAGAGTATTATCTTGGTATAGATCCTAGAAAAGAAAATCATCCAATCTACGAAGAACAAGCAGAGTTTTATCATAAACATATGACTGTATTTGAAGTTCAAAAGAAATGTAATTTTATAGAATCACCTGCAGAAGAAGTAGATTTTACTAAATACAAAGATTTTTTTGATACTGTGTTTACATCACCACCATATTTTAATGTGGAAAGATATAGTTATGACGAAACACAAAGTTGGGTTAGACATAAAGAAATAAATGAATGGAATGAAAACTTTCTACAGAAGACTTTGAAAAATTTATGGTGTTCTGTAAAAAGTGGTGGATACTTATTAGTGAACATTTCAGATGTTTATTCTAACTCGAAGTGGTCAACTGATAGAGGTTGGTTAGAGATTTGTAATCCTATGAATGATTTCTTATCAACATTTACTGATTCAGAATATCAAGGTTGTATTGGAATGGAACTAGCAAAACGACCAAATAGTGGTGGAGCTGGTACAGCCAAATCAGAAGATTATACAGAAGAAGCTTTAAAGAAAGCAAAAGAAACTAAAGATAAAACATTTTGTGAGCCAATTTGGATTTGGAGGAAAATTTGAGTAATACATTATGGGTAGAGAAGTATCGGCCTAGTAACTTAGATACTTACATTGGGAATGAACATCTCAAAGAGAAAGTATCTGTTTATCTTGAGAGTGGAGACTTACCACACCTTTTATTATATGGTAAGGCTGGTACAGGTAAGACCACTCTCGCAAAGATTCTTGTAAAGAATATAGAATGTGATTATCTTTACATTAATGCATCAGATGAAAACAATGTAGATACCGTTAGAAACAAAGTAAAGAACTTTGCTTCTACGATGGGATTTAAAGATTACAAAATTATTATTTTGGATGAGTGTGATTATATTACACCAAATGCTCAAGCTGCTCTTCGTAATCTTATGGAGACTTTTTCAAAACATTGTAGGTTTATATTGACTTGTAACTTTGTAGAAAGAATAATTGACCCGATACAATCTCGTTGTCAATCATTTCAGATAATCCCCCCATCAAAAAAAGAAGTTGCAAAACATATTCATGAAATTTTATTAAAAGAAAATGTTATGTCAAACATGGAAGACTTGAAAGTTTTGATTGATAGTGGTTATCCTGATATTCGTAGAGTTATCAATGTAGCACAACGAAATGTTGTCAAGAATAAACTAAAGTTAGACACTTCAAGTATTATACAGAATGATTATAAGTTAAAGTTGTTAAAGATATTAAAGACACAAGATAAAAAGACAGCTTTCAAAGATATCAGACAACTATTATTAGACAATAAAATTACAGACTTCGCTGACCTATTCAGATTATTATATGATAAGGTAGATGATTGGGGTAAAGGTCATGTAGCAGAATGTATTTTGATTATAGCAAGGTATGAGTTATCAGATACTCAAGTAGTTGATAAAGAGATAAATGCAATGGCAATGTTAATAGAATTATTAGGAGTAATAAAATGAGTACGAAACCAGTAAAACCAATAAAGACACCACCAAAAAAATTAAACATTGAAGATACCGAATCACTAAAATGTGATGCATGTGGTAATTATTCTTTTATAAAATCTTATTTTATAAGAAGAGTATCACCACTAATGTCGCCAACTGGTCAAGAAGCTTTGATACCGATTGAAGTATTTAGTTGTGGTAATTGTGGTAAAGTACCAGAAAAGATGATACCAAAAGGCGATGAGTAAAGATACAGGTGCTGGTAAAGGTGATAAATTACGTAGAGGAATAACACAAGATGAGTGGGAAGAAAAGTGGGAAAAAATCTTTGGTAAAAAGAAAAAGTCTGTTCGACCACATAAATCAGATAACAGCAACTCAGAATCCTAATTATTGGAACGAGATATCTGATGAAGACAAAAAGTCTTGGTCAAATTATATGATAAACAGATTTCTATCCATGAACTCTGATTGGATGGAATTAGTAAATGAACTACAAAAATATAACTTACAACCAAAAGAGTTATATAAACTATATACAAACATCTTACCAAAAGGTAAAAGATGGTTAAGGTATATGAAAGGAAAAAATGATATGGATTATCCAGAATGGTTAATTAATATTGTCAGAAACAATGATGAGTTAAGTAGAAAAGAAGCTATACAAAATATAGATATGTTAATGCTTACAGAAGGTGGTATGATGGAACTAGGTGAACTAGGTAGAAAATGGGGAATAGAAGAACGTAAGATAAAAACTGCAGGACTCAATGTTGTTGGTAGTATTAATGATGGAAATATGTAAAAAAACTCTTGACTTATATACGCTTTTTTGTGTATATTTAACTGTAAATTGGAGAGATATATGAAGGTTATAAACGATACACCAAAAGGAACATCTAACGTTGAGGAATACACAGATATTGTTTCTTATATGGAAAACAAGTATCCTAAAATGACATCAGAGTTTAAAAAGATACAACAAGAACAATACGAATTGTTTCTTCACAAACAACACGATTATGGCCCACAGAATATAGCCGTTGGTCAGATGTTGGTAAATGAAGAAGAAAAGAGACTATCTCTTATGGGTATTTGGTTTAGGATAAACGATAAGGTGGAACGAATCAAAACCATACTAATGCGTGGGGACAATGGTTCTCTCGAAGGTGAAGGTTTAGTAGATAGTTACTCAGACATATCTAACTATGGTGTTATGGCTCAAGTTGTAGCTAGAGGAAAGTGGGCAAAATGAAGAGAATAAGTTATAGTCAATATTCATTGTGGAGAAAATGTCCGTATCAATGGAAGTTACAATACGTTGACGGTATACGAGATTACACCGATAGTA